AAAGTAATTTAAAAAGAGAACAAGATTTAAATAAAGCAATAAAAGATAATAAACTTGACATAAGTGTTAAAATAGGAGATGATGGACAATTTGAATATAAAACAGGACCAGACTCTTCTATATCAGATCTTTTAAAAGTAGTAGGCAATGTTGGTAAACAAGATTTTAAAAAAGTATTTAGTTCTCTAAACAAGATTTCAGAAAAACAAGAAGCAGAACAAGAAAAAAATCTTAATAGATTAGGCAGAGAAGTTGAAGAAGGTAGTAAAAGAAAAGTTTCTGACTTATCTTTTCCTATGTCTTCATTATTAAACCAACCAGATCCTAGAAACCTTTCTTTTTTTTATAATCCTAAAACAGGTAGAGTTGAACCTACAGCTAACAGGGGTAATATAGTAAGTACAAATACAGGAGGATCTATTGAAGATAAAACAGCAGAAGCAGAAGCTCCTAAACCCAGACCTACTTCTTTAGCAGAATACTTTCAAGATGAAAGAACATATCCAGCAGCAAGTTTTCAACCTAATCAATACTTAGCAGCTTTATTACAAAGAATTAATCCAAGTGAAAGCACAGAAAGTATTAATCAAAGATTAGGATATGTAGCTAATCAACCTGCTCGTCCTGCTTCTGAATTTGAAGTAAACCTTACACCACCTAAATCAGTTCAAGAACTTGAAAGAGAAATGGCTTTATATAGACATGATTATGAAGACACTATGACTCCTCAAGCACAAAATGAATTAAGACTTTTACAAAGACAATTAGATGATGCTTATAGAATGCAAGAGTTTGAAAATGTAGATTCAAAAGATCTTGCACCTTTATTAACAAGAATAAATTATAGTTAAGTAAATGGCAACAGAACGTAATCCATATGATAGGATTTCTGCTAATCAAATAGAATTAGTGCCTATGGAAGAAGAAGAAAATCCTGAAGTATCTATAGAAATAGATCCAGAAGGTGATGGTGTTATTGTTGATTTTGAAACTCCTACTATGGAAGGTTCAGAAGAAATACAAGAATGGTATGGTAATCTTGTTGAAAATCTTGATGACGAAGAATTATCTGAAATAGCTAATCAAGTAGAAGAAAATTATACTGCTGATAAAGATAGCAGGGCTGAATGGGAATCTATGTTTGAAAGAGGTTTTGATCTTTTAGGATTAAAACTTGAAGAAGGTTCAGAACCATTTGAAGGAGCTTGTACTGCTGTACATCCTTTATTAATTGAATCTGCTGTTAAATTTCAATCTAAAGCATCACAAGAACTATTTCCACCATTAGGTCCAGTTAAATCTAATATTCTTGGTAAAGCTACACCTGAAAAAGAAATGCAAGCTAATAGAGTTCAAAACTTTATGAACTATCAGCTTACAGAACAGATGCCTGAATACTTTGAAGAGTTTGAAAGAATGCTCTTTCATTTACCATTAATAGGTTCAGCATTTAAAAAGGTATATTATAATTCAACATTAAAACGTCCTTCTTCTGAATTTATACCTATAGATCAATTTTATGTTTCTTATTATGCTTCTGATCTAAGAAATGCAGATAGATATACACATGTTATTTATAAAAGTCCTATAGAATTAGAAAGAGATATGAGATCTGGAGTCTATGAAGATATAGATTTACCAGATCCCCCTCAACTTAATGCTACTCCATTTGCTAGTAAGATGGATAATATATTAGGACTAACTCCTTCTTATGATACTGATCCTCAATATGTATTGTTAGAACAACATTGTTATTTAGATATTGAAGAAGAAGGAATGTCTTTACCATATGTTGTTACTGTAGAGCAAAGTTCTCGTACAGTTTTAAGTATTCGTAGAAACTATGAACAGGATGACCCTAACAAAGAAAAGATAAATCACTTTGTTCATTATAGGTTTGTACCCGGTTTTGGTTTTTACGGACTTGGCCTTATACACTTCTTAGGTAATTTAACAATGTCAGCAACTGCTGCAATGAGATCTTTAATAGATGCAGGGCAGTTTGCTAACTTACCCGGAGGGTTTAAGGCAAAGGGAGTGAGGATGGTTGGAGATAATGACCCGATCTCTCCCGGTGAGTTCAAGGAGGTTGAAGCAACTGGAATTGATTTATCTAGGGCTATTGTTCCCCTGCCTTATAAAGAGCCTTCCTCAACTCTTTACCAGATGCTACAATTTGTAACTGCTGCTGGTCAGAAGTTTGCAGACAGCACAGAACAAGTAGTTTCTGATGCTGCCTCCTATGGACCTGTTGGAACAACTATGGCACTGCTAGAAGCATCAAGTAAATTCTTTAGTGCTATACATAAAAGGTTACATAAATCTCAAAGAGATGAATTTAGAATATTAGCACATATAAATTATAATTATCTTCCAAATGAATATCCATATGAAGTTCCATTTGAAGATAGAAATATTCTAAAGAATGATTTTGATGGTCGTGTAGATGTTGTGCCTGTAAGTGATCCTAATATTCCATCTAATGCACATCGTATGATGTTAGCAAATATGGCATTACAAATGGCACAACAGTCTCCACCGGGAATGTTTAATATTGAAGCTTTAAATAAAACAATTCTTCATGCAGCTAATATGCCAAACCTTGAAGAAATATTACCTCCTAAAATAGAGGCACAACCTCTTGATCCTGTTTCTGATATTATGGCTGCTACAAAAGGATTACCTATTGCTGCTTTTCCGGGGCAAAATCATGATGCACATATACGAGTAAAAACAATGTATACTCAAGATCCTCAGAATGGTGCTAATCCTATAATGCAAAGAATTATGCCTATTTTACAAGCTAATATACAAGAACACTCTGTATTAAAGTATCAAGAACAAATGAATGGTGTTACACAACAAATGTTACAACAAGTTCCACCAGAACAAGCACAAAATCCTTCTACTGTTGAAATGGTAATGGCACAAGCAGCACAACAAGTTATGAATGCTAATCAAGCTGTTGGTCAAGCTCAATCACCAGAACAACAATTAGTATCTCTTGAACAAGAAAAAGTTAAACTACAACAACAAAAACTTCAATCAGATACTGCTTTAAATGCAGCAGAGCTAGAAATTAAAAATAAGAAAATAGAACTTGAAGAAAATGAACAGATATTGGAAATTCTAAAGTCTGGTGCTGAAGAAGAATTTAAGAAAGAAAAAGCTAACCTAGATAGAGAAACTAGAAAAGAAATTAAAGTAATGGATATTCTAGCAAAACTAGGTATAGAAGAAGACAAACTTACTGCTTCTCAAAAAACAAATTTTCAAAATAAATTATTAGATATATTAAAATCAGAAGAGATGATGGAATTAAATACATTATCTAAATTAGCTATTAATGCAGAAAAGGAGAAAAACAAATGATGACCAAAGGTAAAGGGTATCCTGAGAATGTTAAAGAAACTGATAAAAGTTTTGGTGATGCATATTCTCAAGATGTAACTGGTGGACGTAATATTCGTTCAGCACTTAATAAATGGGATAATTTTTCTTGGAAAGGTGAGGAGAAAGGAACACTTAAACCGTAATGGATATATGGGATGAAATTATAAAAGACTTTAATTCTCAAATAAATAAGTTACAAGGTGATCTAGGTAATGGTAGTGCTCAAGATTATCCACATTATAGACAAATAGTAGGTTCTATTTCAGGATTAGAATGGGCTAAACAAAATTTAAAAAACATTGTTAAAAACAGACTATATCAAGAGGAGTAAAATGCAACAAGTAAATATGGGTCGTGCTTTAAAAAATGATCAATGGATTGATGAAGAAGAAATTCCTGATCCAGAAACTTTACCAAACATACCGGGATTTCATGTATTGGTAAGACCAGTATCAGTTAAAAATAAAACTAAAGGTGGTATACTAATACCAGATTCTACAAGAGATGATATTTCATATCTTACAACTGTAGGAAGAGTTTTAAAAGTAGGAAACTTAGCTTATAAAGATACAGAAAAATTTCCTAATGGACCTTGGTGTAAAGAAGGTGATTATGTTTGTTATGCTAAACATGCAGGAATGAAACTATTTTATCAAAATACTAGACTTTTATTATTGTTTGATGATGTAGTTCTTATGACTATTGAAGATCCTAAAGACCTTGATCCTACTTTTAATTTAACAAAAGGATCAAGTTAATTTGTAGATTTAACATTTATATGTTATAATATTATAATACGTAATCGTAAGTATCGTAACTAACGGAGAAAGTAATGACTAATAAAGACGGATGGGCTACCGTAGAAGTGCCTGAAAAAATTGAATATGAAGTTGAAGAAGAAATACAAGAAACACCTAAACAAGAAATTAAACCCTCTGAAGAAGAAAATAATATTCAAGAACTAGAAGGAATTGAAACTCAAGGAGCACAAAAAAGAATTAGACAACTTGTTAAACAACGTAAAGAACGTGAAGAACAAATAGAACAGTTGTTAAAAGAAAAAGAAGAACTTCAAAAAAGTTTACAAGTTAAAGATACTGAAGTTCACGATTTAAATGAATTAAGTTTAAATGCTTCTGAGCAACAATTAACAGATAAAATTAATTTAGCTAGAGCAGTTTATTTAGAAGCTTTTGATGAAGGCAATAATGAAAAAGTTTTAAAAGCACAAGAAGCTTTAAATGATGCACAAGCAGATTTAAAAGCAGTAACATCAGCTAAAAGTAGATTTGAAAGTCAACCTAAACCACAACAAGAAGAGGTAAGTCAACAACAAGGACAGCAATCTAGACCAGATCCAATGGCAGAAGAATGGGCTTCTAATAATACTTGGTTTGGTAAAGATAATATAATGACTGCTTCTGCATTAGCTATAGATACGGAATTAAAAAATGAAGGTTTTAGTCCATCAGATCCAGAATTTTATGATGAAATTACAAAAAGAATGCAAGATGCTTTTCCACAAAAGTTTGGAGAAGATCAGAAACGTGTGCAGGGTAATACGTCAAGTCCTGCTCAAGTGGTATCGGGGAGTTCTCGTTCCTCTCCGAGTTCTAGGAGCAAAGTTAAACTTTCACAAGAAGACATAAGACTTGCTTCAAAATGGAATATACCTCTTGAAACCTATGCTGCCGAAAAGCTTAAAGTATTACAAGCTGACGGTGAGTATACTGATATTAAATGAGAACGTGGGAGAATAAAATGAATACACGAAATGAAACACGTAGTAACAAGTTAAGGGAAAATAACACTAGAGAAGAAGAGTGGACCTATGAAGAACCAGATGCTCTCCATATTCCTGATGTTGTCAAATCTAGACTTCAACATGAAGGAATGTCATTACGTTGGATACGAATATCTGTTAAAGGCCAAGATGATATTATGAATGTTGGCAAAATGCAAACTGAAGGTTGGACTTTTCTTACTCCTGAAGAAGTTCCTGAAATGGCTGTTACATCCTTCGTAAAGGAAGAAGGCCGTTATCAAGGTGCAGTCTGTCGTGGAGACTTAGCACTGGCTAAAATGCCTTCGGGCAAAGTTAAAGCTAGAAAGAAGTTTTATGAGAAGAAAGCTAATGATATGATGGATGCAGTAAATTCTCAACTCATGAGAGCTTCCGATTCTCGTATGCCTATTTCTAATAATAGTAAATCTGTAACAACTAAAGGAAGAGTCCCTAATTTTCAAAATTAGGTCTTTCTAATTAGGGAGAAATGAATTATGTCTACTACTAAAGCATTTCGTGGTTTCATCCCTGCTCGTAAAAAAGGTGGCAACTATAATAATGAAGCTGTCACTGATACTATTGAAATTACCTCTACAGGTATGACTGGTTCACCAACTAATAATATTTTTACTGGTGATCCTGTAGTGCTTCCGGGGGCTAATTTTACAACCATTAGTCCATTTATTGCTGCAACTCTAAAACCTTCAGGGGTTTTTATGGGATGTCAATATGTGGAAAATGGTGAGCAAAAGTTTTCTCGTCAATGGAACGGAGGGCTGAGTGCCACAGATATTAAATTCTTTGTAATAACTGATCCTGATCAGACTTATTACATTCAAGCATCTCTAACCTTATCGGCTGCTGAGTTGCTTCCTGTCAAAAACTACAATGTAACCGTAAGCTCCACAGCTTCTAGTGGTAACACAGTTACAGGTCAATCCAGCTACTATCTTGATGGTGCATCTGGTGTTGAATCTGCTGCTGCTGTTCGTGTTATTGGTAAAGCTCAATTCCCTGAAGAAGGAGATGGAGATGCATTCCCCATCGTTGAAGTTTGGCTTAACCATCACCGTGATCGTTTTGTGACTGCTACGGCATCATCGGCTTAATAAGGAGAATTTATAATGGCTATTAATAGAGCTAGTATTAGTAAAGAACTCCTTCCGGGTCTAAATGCTGTATTCGGTATGGAGTATGGAGAGGTTAATAATGAACATGAGCCTCTTTATGAAACAGAAAACTCAGATCGTGCTTTTGAAGAAGAAGTGCTATTCACTGGCTTTGGTTCTGCACCTGTAAAAGGTGAAGGTGCTGGAGTTGTTTATGATGATGCACAAGAAAGCTACACGGCTCGTTATTCACATGAGACTGTAGCTCTTGCTTTTGCAGTCACGGAAGAAGCAATGGAAGATAATCTTTATGATTCTTTTGCTAAACTACGTGCTCGTGGTCTTGCTCGTGCAATGGCTAACACTAAGCAAGTAAAAGCTGCTGCACTATACAACAATGGTTTCTCAGATACTATTGGTGATGGTGCTGCATTCTTCTCTGCTGCACACCCAACAATTTCTGATGGTAATCAGTCGAATTTACTTGCGGCTGCTGACCTTTCAGAAGCAACTCTTGAAACTGCATTAACATCTATTCAGAAAATTAAAGATGATCGTGGTATTCTGATAGGTTCAAGTGCTATTTCACTTCATGTCCCTGTTGACTCATGGGCTATAGCTGATCGTATTCTATCAAGCCCCGGTAATACTCAAACGAGTGCTGCTGGTGCAAATCCAAATACGAATGCTATAAATGCTACTCGTCACTTGGGAATGTTTCCAGAAGGGTATTTCATTAATCGTAGGTTTACGGATACAACCTCTTACTTCATTAAGACAGATGTTCCTAATGGTACAAAGATGTTTATTCGTTCTCCACTTCAAACGAAAATGGAGCCTGACTTTGATACTGGTAATCTTCGATTTAAGGCAAGGGAACGATATAGTTTCGGTGTCTCTGATTGGAGAGGCTGGTTTGGAAGTGCTGGTACTTAATAGTAACAGTGAGGGAAGGTAGTTTCATACTACCTTCCTTCTTACTATAGAGGATTAAATATGACAAATATTAGAGTTGCTATTGCTACTGGTGATGCTGTTCTTAAATATGTAGATACAGATACAACAGTTGGTACAAATGGAAATGGAGATTCACCAGTTCCTTCAACAACTAGAGTTCTTGCTGTACATGCAGTGGCTACTGCTGCTGGATCTTATTCAGTTAAAGGTCAAAAACAAATTACAAATAAAACTGCTGAAGGTACAGCTATAAAATTTCAAGTAGCAGCTAATGAAGCTACAGATATGTATATGGGTGAAATGGGAGTGCCTGTTTATGGAGTAGTAAGTGTATCTGCTCCTACAGATGGTGGTGTTCTTACTGCTATTTTAGGGTAAAACATGGGTACTTACTCTAATCTTAAAAATGATATAATTGCTGCTACAGAAAATGATGGTACAGAATTTACTGATGCTGTTCCGGGTTTTATTGAAAGAACAGAATTAAATCTAACAAAAGACTTAGATGATTTTGGACTAGATGAATTTTTAACTGTCTCTGTATCTTCTGGTAATGCTGGTAATGTAACTCTTAATGATCGTGTACGTATAGTAAGAAATGTAAACTATACAGTAAGCACAGGGACTACAACTACCAATTTATTACAAAGAACATTAGAGTATGCATATGATTATTGGCCTGTTAGTGCATCTACAGGCACACCAAGATATTATTCTAGAGTAAATAATTCTACAATAAAAATAGTTCCAACACCTACTTCAGTTATTACAACACAAATACAAGTTGCATCTCAACCTTTAGCATTAGCATCTGCTACAGGTACAAGTGTAACAACATCAAATTATTTTAGTGAGTATTGCTATAATGCTTTATTTTATGGTTCTATGATGGAAGCAACAATGTTTAATAAAGATTGGAATACAGTAGCAGTATGGCAAGGTCAGTATCAACAAGCAGTAGCTTCATTACGTAATCAAGCTAGAAGAACTAGACAAGATGATATGCAAAGTGCAGCCAACCCTATAGGTGGTCCTGACACAGTGCAATTAGGATCTACATAAGGGAGAATTTATAATGGCTAAAAAGAAAAAAGGTAACGAAGTATTACAAGATTTAAAATATAGA